CATGTGGCTGCCTTTTATGGTCAAGGGCGCCTGGGAACAGATCCGCCGGGAGGTTGAGCGGTGAGCCGGGAGGTGCGGCCGCCGCCAAACTCGCAGCTAGGGGATAGTCGATGGACCGCCCGCTCTCAAGCGCCGCCCTCTGGGTACCGTTGCCGAGCAACGGGATGGTAGCGTACCTCAGCGTCGCCCTCATCACGTATGAGGTCAGGCACCGGGTCACCCGCGGGCCCAACGGTGAGCTCACCGAGCACCTGTGCGACTGCTGTGTCCAGCGCGTCATCCAGGCGCTATGGTCGGCGCTACCAGAGGGCCACGCCTAGGACCTAGACCCATGTCGCAGTCACAGATCAGCTTCAACGGGGCGCGCCTTGGCACCGCGTTCTCCCAGCTGATGCTCAGTGACGACATCGAGACCGGCACCATGCCGAGCTACCAGCTCTGTAAGCTGATCTTTCTGTTCCACCCGCTCGGCGGCAAGATGGCGTCCGGGCCCATCGTCATGGCCCAGTCCCAAAAGCGCGAGATCAGCGTGAAGGACTCGCCCGGCGACCGCGTCAAGGACGCCTTCATCGAGCAGTGGCGCAAGATGCGGGCGGACCAGCTCGTCATGAGCGTGGCCACCCAGGCCCGCATCTACGGGGTCTGCTCCCTGGCCCTGGGCGCCCTAGACGTGCCCGCGGACCAGCCGATCGACTACACCAAGCTGCCCGACCTTGAGATCTTCTTTAACGTTGAGGACCCGCTGAACACGGCGGGCTCGCTCGTGCTCAACCAGAACCCCAACGCACCTGACTTTCAAAAAAAGCGCGAGATCTCGGTCAGCGGCACGCCCTACCACCGCAGCCGCACCGTCACGCTCATGAACGAGCAGCCCATCTACCTGGCCTATACCTCCAGCGCTTTTGGCTACTCGGGTAGGTCCGTCTATCAGCGCGCGCTCTACCCGCTGAAGAGCTTTGTCAGCACCATGATCGCTGATGACCTGGTGGCGCGCAAGGCGGGCGTGTTGATCGCCAAGCTGCAGCAGCCGGGCTCGGTCATTGACAACGTTATGGGCATGATTGCGGGCGTCAAGCGCAACCTTTTGAAGGAGGCGGAGAACGACAACGTCATCAGTATCGGGCTCGAGGAGGCGATCGAGTCCCTGGACCTGCACAACGTGGACGCGCCCCTCAATGCGGCCCGCACCCACATCTTGGAGAACATCGCGGTGGCGGCGGACATGCCCGCCAAGCTCCTCAACTCGGAGACGTTCGTGGCCGGGTTTGGGGAGGGCACCGAGGACGCCAAGAACGTCGCGCGCTACGTTGACCTGATCCGGGAGTGGCTGGAGCCCGTCTACGAGTTTCTGGACCAAATCTGCATGTACCGGGCCTGGACGCCGGAGTTCTTTAAGACCCTTCAGGCTGACTTTCCAGACCTCTACGGCAAGATGGACTACCGGCAGGCCTTCTACACCTGGAAGAACAGCTTTCGTGCGCTCTGGCCCAACCTGCTGACGGAGCCTGACTCAGAGAAGGTGACGGTGGAGGACGTTAAGTTTAAAGCCATCATCGCCGTGGCGGAGGTGCTCCTGCCGATGCTTGATCCTGAGAACAAGGTGCTGCTGTTGCAGTGGCTGCAGGACAACTTCAACTCGAACGAGCTGCTGTTCGAGACGGCCCTCAACCTGGACGCCGAGACGCTGGTGGCGTGGCAGGAGAAGCAGGCCGACCAGGCCCAGGCGCTGCAGGCGGCGGGCGGGGACGAGCCCGCTGAGGGCGGAGACGCGCCGGAGAGGGAGCCCAAGGAGCCCGCGCCCTTCGCGAAGGCCGCGTAGCGCGTGCCGCCTGACGGCGGCTTTGGCCGCGCCCGCGCCAGCTTCTACGAGGTCCTGACCCGCGCCGTTCGTGACCTGACGGAGCATGGGTTTGACTCGGTGGAGCGGCTGACGGCCTGGGTGGCGGAGCTGCGGCGCGCGGCCGAGGCCACCCTCACCCCGCCCCACGTCCTCGAGGCGGCCCTCCGCCAAACCCTGGGCGACACCTACCGGCGCCTGGTTGATCGCGGGGGCCTGCTCAAGTACCACCCCGGCGTCAGCCGCTTCACGCTGGAGCGCCTGGCCCCCAGGCTCAGGCCCAAGCTCGACCAGCGCATCATGATGAGCGCGCAGCTCATCCGGTTGAACCGGGACGACGCGATCGAGAAGACGCTCAGGCGCTTCAGCGGCTGGGCTTCCTCCATCCCAGCGGGCGGGTCCAAGGTCCAGGACAAGGTCGACGTCAAGTCCGACGTTCGCAAGGGCCTGGCCCAATTGCCCTTCGTGGAGCGCCGGGTCTTAATCGACCAGGGCCACAAGCTCGTCAGCGCGATCAACCAGACGGTGGCCGAGGGCGAGGGGGCGCTGGCGGCGACCTGGAGGTCTCACTGGCGGCAGGCGGGCTACAACTTTCGTGAGGACCACAAGGAGCGCGACGGCCTGGTATATACGATCAGGGGAAACTGGGCTATCGAGAGGGGTCTCATGAAGCCCGGCAAGGCCGGGTATCTCGACGAGATAGACCAGCCTGCCGAGAAACCGTTTTGCCGGTGCTTCGTGACGTACCTCTACACCCTCCGCGCGCTACCGCCGGAGATGCTGACGGTCGAGGGCGTGGACGAGCTGGCGCGCGTTCGTGAAGAGCTGAGGAGAAGGGCAAATGGCGGGTAGCGCTACCATCAAGCAGGTTTTGGAGCGGTGCGATACCCTGGCGGCCCGGTTTGACGCCCACGTCAAGGCTGACGCCGAGCCCCGCAGCCGCGCCAAGCTGCTGGAGGAGATGATCCGGGATCTTACCCACCAGGTCGAGTCCATGGTGCGCCAGGGCGAGGGTAAGTACGTCACGCCCATTCAGCGAACGATCAAGAAGTACGAGGAGGAGCTGAAGAAGCTGCAGGGTGAGGGCAAGGCGGACTCCGCCCAGGACCTCCTCAGCGGCAAGCCCCGTGACGGCTTCCTCGAGGCGCCTGGTGAGAGCGCCCAGGTGTAATGCTTCAAGCCGCCGGCACCCTCCTCGTCAACCCCCAGGGCCAGGTCCTCTTCCTCCGCCGCGCCCAGGGCGGTGACGCGCCCGGCCTCTGGGCCCTTCCGGGCGGCAAGCTGGAGGCGGCGGAAGACGCCCAGGCCGCGGCCCTCCGGGAGACGCTTGAGGAGACGGGGCTCATCGTAGAAGACCCGCGGTATTGGACCAGGCGAGCTAAGGACGGGGTGGACTTCACCACGTTCTTGGCTAGAGTGCCCGACGGCGCAACTGTCACCCTCAACGAGGAGCACGACGGCTACGTCTGGGCAACACCCGTCAAGGCCCCCACGCCCCTCCACCCCGGCGTAGGCGTGGCCCTTGCCAGGCTCGACGCCACCGAGCTCGACGTCGCCAAGCTCATTCGCGACGGCGAGCTGACGAGCCCGCAGAAGTACGAGAACGTCTGGCTCTTCAACCTGCGCGTGACGGGCACCGGCACCAGCTACCGCTCGGCCGCCAAGCGCCTGGGACCCTTCAAGACCGAGGCCGAGGCCCGGGCGCTGGCGGCTGAGACCGGGGCCGAGGCCACCGTGGGGCCAGCCGACCACGGCCAGTTCTGGGTCAACGTGCCGGAGTACGTCTACCGGCCGCCCGAGCTCTACCTCACGCCCGAGTTCCTGGAGCGCTGCGCGGGCCTGCCCGTGATCTGGGAGCACCCGGAGCGCAGCGTGCTCAACTCAGAAGAGTACGCCGACCGCAACGTCGGCAGCCTCCTCCTGCCCTACCTGGTGCCCGAGGCTAACGAGGTTTGGGCGATTGCCAAGATCTATGACGACGCGGCCGCGGCCAACCTGTGCGCCAACGAGATGAGCACGAGCCCGGCCGTTTTCTTTCGCAACGTTGGTGTGAACAGTACAGTGGCTCTGGACGACGGAGCTACGCTACTGATCGAGGGGAAGCCCAGCCTGCTGGACCACCTGGCGCTCTGCGAGCGCGGCGTGTGGGACAAGGGCGGCGAGCCCGGTGGCGTTATCTCGCAGACCGTTGGA